GATCGTGAATATTGGGGAAGTGAAAAGTGGGTATATAATTTCTTAAATGAAACCTTTCCAAATGAGGTGAAATTCGATAGAAACCAGCTACGTATTGCTAATATCGATATTGAAACCAAGTCTGGTAGTAAATCTGTCGTACCAGATCCATATAAAGCTGAATTCGAGATAACTGCCATAACAGTTGAATTCCGCCGCACATTTTATGTATTTCATTTCTGCGATTATAAGAAGCATAGAGATGATATTATTCAGATAAAATGTTCAGATGAAATAGATTTGATTTCAAAATTTTTAAGATTTTGGAAAAATATGGCATTTGATATCGTAACTGGTTGGTATATTGAATTGTTCGATATTCCGTACATCTATAATAGGATCAAACACCTGTTAGGCGAGGAAATTGCTAAAAGACTTTCACCATTTGGGATTATAGGCGAACGAGAGGTAGAGGTATATAAAGATAAATTTAAAACAGTTTATCGATTATATGGAGTTGCCATTTTAGATTATCGTCGGCTTTACATAGAATTTTCTGGTAAAACCCAAGAAAGCTATAAGTTAAATCATATTTCATACGTTGAATTAAAAGAAAAGAAATTAGATTACTCTGATTATGAGTCTTTGGATGATTTGTATTCTAAAAATCCACAACTATTCATAGAATATAATATTCAAGACGTTGAGCTAGTTACTAGACTAGAAGAAAAATTAACTCTTATAGACTTGGCATTGGCCATTGCATATACTGCTAAAATTAATATTGAAGATTGTTTTACTTCGGTTCTTCTATGGGATATAATCATTCACAATCATATGATGGATAATGGTATGATTGTGAATAAGTATGCTAGTGGAAGAAAAGATGCAAAATATAAAGGGGCATTCGTTAAGGATCCTGTAATTGGTGCCCATGGTTGGGTAACATCTTTCGACGTTAAAAGTTTGTATCCAAGCTTAATGGTCCAATACAATATGAGTCCTGATACTTTTGTGAAAAAGTTATCTAACTATCCATATGTTTTAAATTTATTAGATAGTGGATTACCAGATATCAGTGAAGTAGGGGATTATGCGGTGGCCATGAATGGAACCTGCTGGCGTCGTGATAAGATTGGAATTTTTCCAGAATTGATCTTACTTATTACAGAAAAGAGAGATTACTGGAAAAAAATAATGCAGAGTGCCGAAAGAAAGGTAGAAGCTGCTAAGATAGCCGGAGATTCGTCAGAACAAGCCATACAGGCGGCAGAGGCAAATAGAGCCAACATTATGCAGTTGGCATTTAAAGTCATCCTAAACTCCTTATACGGGGCTATCGGCAACAGTAGTTTTAGGTGGTATCAAGTTGATTTTGCCGAGGCTATCACAATCAGCGGCCAATACTATATTCAATATGTCGGACAATCGTTAGAAGATTACATGATTAAAATGGTTGGGCCGGGTAAATATTGGATTGCAACAGATACCGACTCTGTTTATCTCCAATTAACTCCAATGATAAAAAAATATTGTAATGATAAATCTAAAGATGAAATCATTACATTTATTGATAAAGTATGTAAGCAACGTCTTGAAGTTGTTATTAATAATAATTTTCAAGAAATAGCTGATTCATCGAATGCGTATAAACAATTTTTGAAAATGAAACGAGAAGTTATTGCTGAACGTGGAATTTGGAGAAAGAAAAAGAATTATGCGTTACTTGTCTGGGATAATGAAGGTAACCGATTAAGCGAACCTTATATAAAGGCAGTTGGATTGGAAGTTGTGAAATCTTCTACCCCAGAAATATGTCGCACTAGGATGAAAGAAGCCTTAAAAATATTTTTGTCTGGCACGGAAGATCAATTAGTTGATCTAGTGGAATCTTTTAGAGAGGAGTTTAAAACTTATCCTATAGAAGACATTTCCTCTGCCAAAACATGTTCAAACGTGGATAAATACTATGATGAGGTCCACCTTTATTCGGGGGGGACTCCTATTCATTCAAGAGGTGCGCTTGTCTATAATAAATTATTGCTTGACAATGGCCTAGAAATGAAGTATGAAAGGATATCGGATGGGTCCAAGATAAAATACTGTTATATGAAGATGCCAAACCCAGCACATGAAAATGTGATATCCATTGTCGATGTGTTACCTAAACAATTAGGATTAGATCAGTTTGTTGATTATGACAAACAATTTAACGCAACTTTCCATAGCCCAATTAAAACTATATGTGATGTCATAGGATGGAAGTCCGAAGACAGTGCTAGTTTATTTTAAGGAATTTAAATGTCTGAACTTTTAAAACGATTTAAGAAAAATTCTACTATTGCAGATGCATCTATTTTAGAAAAATCAAAATTCTTCAACGAAAAAGATGTAATTCAAACACCAGTTCCTGCAATAAATATTGCATTATCTGGGGTTTTGGCAGGAGGTTTGACTCCCGGCCACACTATGTGGGCTGGTCCATCTAAACATTTTAAAACTGCTTTCAGCTTACTACTGGCCAAATCCTACATGGATAAGTATCCTGATGCCGTCATGATATTCTATGATACCGAATTTGGTAGCCCTCAAGGATATTTCGAGGCTTTTGGTATTGATACATCAAAAGTTTGGCATGTTCCGATTATGAACATTGAAGAACTTAAATTCGATATTATGCACCAGTTAGATGACATCAAGCGTGGCGAACATGTCATTATTTTAGTCGATTCCATCGGAAACTCTGCCTCTAAGAGAGAGGTAGATAATGCCCTGAAGGAAAATGGCGCTGAAGATATGACTAGAGCTAAACAGCTCAAAGGGTTATTTCGAATGATAACTCCGCACTTGACAATCAAGGATATTCCGCTTATAACAGTCAATCACACATATGATGACATAGCAAGTGGTGGTAAGATTAAAAAAGTTGGTGGAGGAACAGGCTCATATTATTCTGCCGATAATATTTTTATTATTGGTCGTCAACAAGAAAAATCAATTAAAACTGGTGAAATTTTAGGTTACGATTTTATCGTCAATGTTGAAAAATCAAGATATGTGAGAGAGAAATCTAAAATCGCAATTTCAGTTAGATACGATGGCGGTATTATGCGCTGGTCGGGATTGCTAGATATGGCACTTATTTCTGGGCATGTTATCAAACCAAAGCAAGGGTGGTATCAACGTGTCAATATGGAAACTGGTGAAATTGAAGATAAGAATTATAGAGAAGCTGGAACCAATAATAAAGAGTTCTGGGATCCTATTTTAAATTCACCTTCGTTTGCTAAATGGGTGGAGGATAATTATAGAGTTGCCAACGGATCTATAATTGTAGACGATATTGGTATAGAATTAGATGAAGAGTTGGATGATATAGACGACTCGGAATAATAGGACTTTAAATGAAACTTGAAGAAACGATTATTAATAATCTTATTTGTAATGAAGATTTTTCTAGACGAGCTATTCCTTATCTAGACAAAGAATATTTTACTTCTACAACCGAACAAATATTATTTAAATTGATAAATGTATTTGTTCAACGTTACAATAAAATTCCTACAAAAGAAGTGCTAGAAATTTCTTACGAGAAAATAACTGGCTTAACCGAAGTACAATATAACGATCTGAAGGCCAGAATAGATGGCCTTCAGAATCTTACAATGGATGACACTGAATGGCTTATTGATGAGACTGAAAAATATTGTCAATATAGGGCGCTTTGTAATGCGATTCAAGGCTCTATTGAAATTCTTGGAGAAAAGAATGCCGAAACTAGTAGAGGATTAATTCCAGATCTACTCACTAAAGCTCTCAGTGTGTCATTTGACAATAATATTGGGCACGATTATACAGAGGATGCAGAATCCAGATATGAATTTTATCATCAATCTGAGTATAAAATTCCATTTGATATAGATCTTTTAAATAAAATTACCAAAGGTGGTCTAAAACGCAAGACGCTTAATTTTCTAATAGCAGCATCAGGTGTTGGTAAAACTGCTCTGATGTGCCATTTTGCGGCCAATAACCTTAAGCAAGGAAAAAATGTTCTCTATATTACTCTAGAGATGTCAGAAGAAGCAATTTCTCAGCGTATCGATGCTAATCTTATGAATATGCCGATGGATGATATTGAATTGCTTCCCAAGGAAACCTTTTTAAAGAAGATAAAATCAATTCAAGATAAAACTACTGGTAAATTGATAGTTAAAGAATATCCAACCTCTTCTGCCGGGGCTTCACATTTTAGACATCTTCTTAATGAGTTGAAGGTCAAGAAGAATTTTATTCCAGATATTATTTACATCGATTACTTAAATATTTGTATCTCATCCAGAGTTAAAATGGGTGGTCCCGGCGGTAGCTATGGTTATGTAAAATCTGTAGCAGAAGAGGTGAGAGCATTAGCAGTCGAATTTGATGTTCCAATTGTCACTGCCACTCAATTTAATAGAGATGGCTACAATGTTTCAGATGTAGATTTAACCGCCACATCTGAATCTATGGGTATTGTTCATACAGCTGATCTGGTTTTAGCTCTCATATCAACTGAAGAGTTAGAAGCTGCTCATCAACTAATGATGAAACAATTAAAAAATAGATACGGCCCTTTAGATTATTATACAAGATTTGTTGTTGGAATTGATAGATCAAGGATGAAATTATATGACATAGATGATAATAATGTTACCCAAACTAAACCGTTAATAGAAGATGACCAAAAATCAAAATTTAATGGTCAAGGAATTAGATTTTAAGGAGAATATATTATGAGCATTACATCCACAGAAGAACAACTTAAGCGTTATATTGAAAGAATTGAGAATATCAATGAAGAAATCAAGGGATCACAAGATGACAGAAAGGATATTTACATTGAAGCCAAGTCAAACGGATTTGAAGTTAAGATTTTGAAAGAAATTGTAAAACTTCGTAAGAAGACACGAGACGAGAGACTTCAAGACGAAACAATCCTAGAAACCTATAAGGCAGCTATTGGGATGGACGTTTAAGGAAAATTTATGAAGAAGAACTTAATGAGCTTTCTTGAATATTCGGAATTCGAAACAATTTCGAATGAGCCTCGATTTAAAAGGAATGTATCATATTTCGATCCTACTAAAGGATGGGTAATTAATCCAAATAGATATATCAGGAAAGAGGCGGCTTCTCCTAAATAACTGTAACAGGTTAGGAGAAACCCCCATGATGCCATTAAGTTCTTCTCAGAAAGAAATGAGAGAAAGAATCACGAAGTCTATAGAACGTGAAATCGGTATGTGTGATAGCTACAATGATTTGATAGTTTTGGCTTCTATTTTATGGGAATCTGCTAAAAGAATATTCACTTCATATGCGAAAGATTATGGTGAAGAAGCTTTAGAACAAGTATTAGCTGATAGAAAAGCGAATCAATAATATAAGGAATTAATATGATTTGTCCTTCTTGTGGCAGCTTAAAGCTGCAAAAGAGAGGATGCGTTTCAAATAGAAATGGAGAGCGTAGACAATCCTACTTATGCAATAGCTGCGGTAGACGATTTGTTGATACTAGCTTTAAGCATAAATTTGGACCATCTACGATACTTTATGGTGATAAATATGTAATCACCACAATTCAAAATAATGTTAATATAAATGAAGAATTTTATGCAGCGTTACTAACATATTGTCAAGTCAATAATGCTGGATTAATCATTATTCCAACGATTTATCAGAAAAATTTATATGATGAACTTGAATGGGCGATAGACGAATCTAAACTGTTCACCAGTAAGGCTAGTATTAGAGGAATGGTTGACATTCTTTCTCCCAATACCAATATATCTCCCACAACAGAAAACCCGTTAGCTGGATTAGATGTTTTATCTAAAGGTAAATCCTTAATCGTTCCGCATAATCAGCTTCAGATGCGTTCTTTGCCTGTACAAAGAAATGACCATCCGTTGATTATGCATACAACCGGGACTATATCTGAGCCATCTTACACCAAATCTAAAGCTGGAGAAAAAGCCGAATTTAATCATTCATATTCGGCTGTAGTTGTAGAAATTGATGAAGAAATTTACCATATCAGAGTATTAAATGCCGACGATAATAATGGTTTTTATGATATAGATAAGTATTACACCAAAAATAGTGTTTCTAATCTAGATAGAGCCGAAGCTATAGTCACAGGAGATGAGCATGTATTTGTTAAATGTCCAGATGTAGCGAACGCCACGTATTATAATAAAAATTCTATGGTGTCTGTACTTAAACCAAAGGTTATTGTCAGACACGATGTTTTGGATTGTTTTACAATTTCACATCATCACAGGAAAGATAAATTTTTAGAGTATTCGAAATTTATCACAGGTAAAAATAAAATAGAAGATGAGTTAAACCAAACCGTAGATTTTGTCAACACCACTACACCTAAAGATTCATACTCCATTATCATTTCGTCTAATCATCATGACCATCTAAAACGTTGGTTGAATGAATGCGATCCAGATAGACAACCTTGGAATGCGAAAATTTATCATCTTATATCATGGGCAATGTTAGATTATGTGGATTCATATTCTACAATTTCGAGTCCAGATCCTTTTAGGTTGTATGTAGAAATGCAAAATGGCAATAAAATTAAATTTGTAGGTCGAAATGATAATTACAAAATTAAAGGTATTGAGTTATCCAATCATGGTGATATAGGGGCCAACGGATCTAGAGGATCTCTTAACCAATATGCTAGGTTCTCAGATAAGGTTGTCATAGGACATTCTCACACACCGGGAATAAATAAAGGGGCATACTCAGTTGGGTGTAGCACTCCTAAAACGTTAGAATATACAAATGGACCGTCTAGTTGGATGAATACCCATTGTATAATTTATCCTAATGGAAAACGACAATTAATTAATGTAATTAAAGGAAGATGGAGAAAATCTTCTTAACTTTAAAGCCGACAGTATAAAACTCTGTCGGCTTTTTTATTTACATAAATATAAAGAACTATATTTTAGAGGTGTATATGGGCGAGTTTGTCAATTTTATACGAGGGCGATTAGGACTAGAGCCTAAGCGTGAAGTAACTTTAACTGGTAAAATACCAAATGAAGTTATCATAAACAGATCAATCAGTGAAGGTCCAGATCCTACATTTGCGGCTAGAGATAATAATGGTAAAAAATCTTCATTAAATAAATTATCTCGTCCAAAAAAAGCTGGAAATATTGGATTAGATAGTAATTTACCTGTGAATTTTCAGTCTTGGAGACGTAGAGAAAACAAAAGAGATAATTTCATAGATGACGTTATAAGTGAATGGCCAGATTTAGAAAGTGGAGGCACAACCGATGCAATTAAACAAAACCTTTCAGGTACGCTTAATTCTATCCCTACTACTGAGAAAACTGGTACGACAGAGCTTCCTAATGATGGCGGATTCACTAGAGGGACCAAAGTTAAAATTAACAAAGTTGGATACGAGGGAACAGGAAATATTGATTTCTTCGACAAAAGTTCCGGCATGTACGTTGTTTCTGCTGATGGCGGCCATAATATCAATCTCAATGCTACAGAGATTGAACCAATAAAGGGCAAGAAAAATGGTTGACTATAATAAAGATGCGGTAGATAAATCTATCTCGGCTTCAAATAGATCTGGAAATAAAATTACTGGAAAAGAATCTAAAATGATCCATAGCCTTCTTAAGGGGTGGAGAGCAAATAATCCTAAAAAGTTAAGCGAAGATGATCATGAATCTAAACGAGATGTTTATGTAGACGGCCATTTGATGGTTTCAATTCATGCTAAATCTAAAAAAGAGGCTAGAAAAAAATTTTTGGCAGCATATCCAGAGCATAAGGGTAAGCATATCGAAACCATTACGAACATGGGCGAATCTACAGAAAATATAATTTTAAAAAATTGTATGAAAAAACTAGAATCATGAAAATCATAAATATAATAACAGATTTTAGGAGATAATAATGGCTATCGTCAACAAATATAATATTTCATCTTTAAATGAGCAAATTGAACCTAGATTAGGTAATCAGCCAGATAAACATATTTCTAGTGATGTACTGTCCAGTGTTCGCCATAAACTTGGATTACAAGAAGATGTGGGCACAGCTACTGATTTTAAGAAAATTAGAAAGCAATTCGACCGTAACGAAGATCGTAATGCTCATTCGGAGAATGCAGTATTGATTGCTAAACATTGTGGGTCAGAAGAAGACCATAAGGAAGCCAAAGATATATTAGCCCAACATAAAAAATTGGGATATCTATCTGGTCCTCTTAGTGATAGACGTACTAGCTTATATAAAAAGCTAAAACCTACTTCTGGTTATAAAGCTATTTTTCCAGAAGAATCACCATTAAAAGAAGGTGTATCAGCTGATTCACAATGGCCAGAAACTAAGGCATCAGATATGGCTAAATCGGCTATAAAAAATAATCATCCAAGATCTGCTGAATTAAGAGAATTAAATTCTAAAATATGTGATTGTGTTCTACACGGTGGTAATAGCCGTCCTCATGTGAAAGCTGTACAGGATATTCTTGGCGTTAAAGAAGAAGCCGGAACATTGGCAAAACAAATTGATACAACTTTATCTAATATTGCATCTGGGCAAACTGGCGAAATATATAATAAAAATAAAAAACAACCAGTTGTAAGTGGAATTCCTACCGGAACTTCTACTCATATTGTTGCCGGAAAAGATGGAGATTCATATAACACAGCAGCATCAGTGAATAAGAAAAATATTCAAGAGTCTGTTATGACTGATTTCGTTGTTACCAAGCGTAATATGGGATTAGAGGATGTTATTTCGAAAATATCAACCGGGACAAGAGATATTCGTAAAATGTATGCAGAATCTATGGAAGATGTTCTTAGTGGGAATGTTTCCGATGTGCAAAGAAATGATTGGATCCAAGTTGAACAGGGTAAAATGCCATTCATGGATTATGTTACTAAATATAAGAATTAATAAGGAGATAATCAATGCCATTATGGGGAAATATAGACGCTGCAAATAATGCGCCTAAATGGAAAAATATCACAGTTGGATCGTCTACACATACCACTGGTAATGTCGTATATGCTAATACAACAGTTGGTGCATTTCAGCCTAATGTAGCCGAAGGTGTATTTGGGGTTGACGTTGCAGAAGCACATACCTTAAGCCCTAAAAGTATTGGGCCGGGGTGGGTTCTAACCAAACAAGGAACAGGTTCTATAGTTGGCGTAACAGTACCGGCTGAAACTCTTTCATACAACAACACAGATGTAATCAGAGTCACTTCTACGCAAGCTGGCGGTAACGCTGTCGTCAATTTCAGCACCAATGCAACTGGCGGAATTTTAACCACAACCATCACTACTCCCGGATCTGGATTCTTAACAGTCAATAATACCATAACTGTGACCAATGCAACTGGTGGTACTGCAACTGGCAATGCCACTGCAACTGGATTTGTTGCAACCGCTGGTGGACGTGCAGGAAGAATTAATCGTGAAATTCTTGCTGTAGTTAAAGGCATGGCTAACAACTCTGTATCCGGTGGTGGTTCTACCACTCCTTAATAGGATATTTTTATGGGTAAAACCTTCAGCGATATCTACAATACATCAAACACGGCCACAATACAAACCTCTGATTTGATGATCCTGCAAAGAAGTGATGGCAACACATATGCATTTGCTGCTACTTCTTTGCAGTCATTTACAGCACCAACTAGCGAAAGCATTAATAGCTCTGGCGGCTCTGTAACATTAGATATTACAAAAAATATTCATAAATTGGCACCAACAATTAGTGGATCTAATTCATATGTTTTACCTAATGGAACTGAAAATCAAATAATATATCTTGTTCCTGCTAAATTACCAACCAATATTTTTTCTAATGAAGCTACTTCACTATCAATCCAAAATGCAAGATGGAGTAAAGGTCTTCAAATTCAAGAAGGTACGGTTGCAACATGGCTTCCCTTCACTAACGCAATATATAATTTAACTTCTGGAAGTTGTGTAATAACTTTAATTTTCACAGACGGTCATTGGAATTTGCCTCACTCATATGGAACATCATGATAGAAAAATTAGACGAGACAAATTTTTTACTTTATGCTGCTAAAAATTATGATAATCCTGAGTGTTTCGATACTGAGGAATTTTTAATTGATCTGAATAGATTCAAGTATATTAAAAGATTACTTAATAAGTATTGTGAAACAGGGGTTTTAAAAGAAACATTGATTCTCAATCATATAATAGTCATATATAATATTTTTGGTGTGATCCCTGCAACTCGTATGTTATTTTTTAGACTTGATGGATTACATAAATATCTTAAACCGTTTATTGAATATTTGGGATATTTACCAAAAAGAGTTGACAATATAGGATATAAAAGTCGAATTATTGTGTGTTCTGATATCGAAGCAGATGAAAATATAAAGAAGGCATTAGACCAAATATGAAAAGTTTTAGAGATTTCATGCAAGAAGATGGGGTAGTTGGTGGCATTAGTACAGCTGCGCCTGCTACTAACACAAGTGGGATCTCTGGCGCAGGAGATAATCCAGATAAAACTGTACCTGTATCTAAAAAGAATCAACAAAAAATTGTAAAAAATGCCCAACCAACTCTACGACACAGACAAGCAAGAGTTGGCATGGTAAGACCTCAAATGGAAGAAATGAAATATAAACAAGCTTCCATTACAGCTTCTAATTCCAAAACATCCAAAGATCCTACCGGATTTGTCAAAATTGGAGATAAAGGCCATCTTGGATTTGCCGTAAAAGGTGGTGTTGGGTTTAGGGGCGTAGTTTCAAAAATTGAAAAGGATATGGTGACAATTCGCTCCGGTGAAAGTGGTAAATGGCGTCCTAAAGAATATCATGGCCACGTTAACAAGTTCACAAAGGATGATTGATATGCCTGTCGAAAAACCAACAGAAACCAGAATTTCTTTATTAGAAAGAGAAATTTCTACTATAAATAGCTCTCTTATAGAAATAAAAAGTTCAGCAGAAAAACATAGAGAAGCTCATAATCAAGTAACCGAGAAGATATATAATAGAATGGACGACCTAAGAGAAGAAGTCAAAAGCGATATTAATAAATTGAAACTTGATTTCGATTTATCTATTAATAAGCAAAATGAAATTTTGGCTGATATTCATTCAAAAATACTTGATTTAGATAAATGGCGCTGGATAGTAGTTGGAGCTGCTGGAATTTTAGGGTTCATATTGTCCAAATTGACAAATTTTTTCGGATATTCAATTATACATTGACAAACACAATCCAATATGGCATTATCAGTAAAATTGTTATATTGGATTTATTATGTTCTGGATTGATTCTAAATTTATTTCCCTAATTTCACCGCAATTACAATTGTATAAGGTCAAAAGCTTTAATCCGTTTTTGGCCAATTGCCGTTGTTACATATGCGGAGACTCTAAGAAGGATCTGAATAAAGCAAGGGCTTATCTTTTTACACAAAAAGATAAGATTCTTTATAAATGTCATAATTGTGGTTCTGTCAGGTCTGTGAAATCTCTATTAAAAGATTTGAATATCGATATGATGCGTGAATATGATTTAGAAATTTTTACAGAAAAATATAAAAATGCGCCTCCTTCGAAAGAGCCAGAGGTATCGCATGTTTATATGACTGCTACACCAAATGCACCGTTGAAAGAGATTAAAAAAATCTCTCAATTATCGTCTGGGCATCAAGCTAAAAAATATATAGAATCTCGGAAAATTCCATATTCACAACATTTTAGGATATATTATACTCCTACATTTTGTAAATGGACTAATTCCATAATTCCAGATAAATTTAAGGTTAATTCCGATACTGGAAAGCTTAATGATGAGCCAAGAATTGTATTGCCTTTTTTTGATAAATCTGGTAACATGTTCGGATATCAAGGTAGAGCATTAAACGCTAACGCAAAAACCCGATATATCACCATCATGGTAAGAGGTAATTTTACCAAGATATTTGGTTTAGATCAAATAGATATCTCTAAGAGGGTATATCTATTTGAAGGTCCAATTGATTCTATGTTTATACCTAATTCTGCTGCTATGGCAGGTTCAGATATCGATATCAACATTTTCGATAAAGAATTGACAACTGTTGTATTTGACAACGAACCTCGAAATAAAGAAATTGTTAAAAAAATACATAAGTTAATCGAAAATGGTTGGACTGTATGCCTATGGCCAGATACAATAGTTGGTAAAGATATAAATGATATGATTCTGGCAGGATTGAGTCCAGATACTATAAAAGAAATTATTGATCAGAACTCTTATTCAGGGTTAAATGCAAAATTAAAATTTGTTAATTGGAAAAAGGTGTAATTATGGCAGAATTGAGTTATGAAGGATTTGATGAACTAGAGAAATTAGGATATATTTCTGATTATGGTAGGATTAAAAATGGCGTATGTACGCCTATTCTCTCAGTAGAAGACGCCAAGGCTAATTGGGCACAACAGGGAGAAGTTGTCCAATATAATGGATTTCATGGCTATCCGTACCAAAAACTTAATGTGGAGAGTAACGGTATTAATATCGGAGATAAACTTACTGTTACGAAATGTAATATCGGTGATTCTTCTTCGTCATATTCCTTTAGAGAAATAAAAGGATCTCATAACTCTGTAATGTTTGATAGGATTTCTACTGGTGAGTAAATTTAAAATTGGTGATAAAGTTCGCAAAATAACCGGATATCCGTTTGTAGGAACTGTGTGTGCAGTATATGAAGCTGAAGATAAGTGTATTGTAAAACACAAAGATAAATGGGAACATATTTTTAGCGATTCTCAGTTAGTATTAGATCACGGAGAATATCAATATTTGGATATTTTGAAAGATGTGGTTGATAATGGAGTATATCGAGAAGGTAGAAATGGTGGAACATATGGTGTATTTGGCCGACAAATTAGGTTTGATCTATCTGCTGGATTTCCATTATTAACAACCAAGAAAATTCATATTAAATCTGTGTTCGGTGAACTTTTATGGTTTTTATCTGGATCCACTAATATTAAACCTTTACAGGATCAAGGTATCCGTATTTGGGATGAATGGGCAGATGAAAATGGTGAGTTAGGACCGGTATATGGTGCCCAATGGCGAAAATGGGAAGGGTGGGGAATGCGTGGACTAGGATTAGGTCCGGGTGGTCCTGTTAAAGTTTTACTGAAATTTGATCAGATTAAAGATTTGATTGCGAACCTTAAAAAAGATCCTTATTCCAGACGACATGTTGTGACAGCATGGAACCCAGCTCAAATTGATGAAATGGCATTACCGCCGTGTCATTGTCTTTTTCAATTTTTCGTACAAGACGGAAAGCTCTCCTGTCAACTATATCAAAGGTCGGCTGACATATTCCTAGGTGTACCATTCAATATAGCTTCATACGCCCTCCTAGTCCATTTAATCGCTAATGAGGTAGGGTTAGAGGTAGGAGAATTTGTTCATACATTTGGTGATTTACATCTTTACGCAAATCATCTTGAACAGGCAAAAAAACAGCTTTTAAGACATCCTACACCCTTTCCTAACATCTATATACCTAGTGATAAAGGAATCTACGATCTTATTTGGAGCGATATCCAAGTAGAAGATTACGATCCTCATCCTGCCATAAAAGCCAAGGTATCCAAGTGAAAGATATAATAGTACAGCCTTATTTAAATGAGTATGCTAAAACTTTCAATGATACCCATTTTCATAATATCAAATTTCATAAAAGTGGAATTAGTATCGATACTGATACAGGGGAAGTAACTATCCCAGAAGGTATGGAATTAAGTGAAGCTAGTAGGGAAATTTGGTTAGGCATCAAACAATTTCTTATACCAACATTATAATATTGGAATCTCTTACATGGACACTACACAAGAAGTTTTAAGTCAAGTCACAATTTTTTCTAAGTATGCCAAATATATACCAGAATTAAAACGAAGAGAAACATGGGCAGAATTATGTGATCGTAATATGCAAATGCATATTAAAAAATTCCCCATGTTGACACCAGAAATTAAGAAAGTATATAAAAATTTCGTTCTTACTAAAAAAGTCTTGCCTTCAATGCGTTCTATGCAATTTGCAGGTCGTCCTATCGAACTTTCTAATACCCGTATTTTTAATTGCTCATTTCTTCCTATCGACTCATTAGATGCGTTTCCAGAAACAATGTTTCTTTTGCTATCTGGAACGGGTGTAGGATATTCTGTTCAAAAGCACCATATAGGTAAATTACCTATAATTAAAGGTCCAAAAGAAAAAACTAGAAGATTTCTTGTAGGTGACTCTATCGAAGGCTGGGCAGATGCGATCAAAGTCTTGGTACGATCTTATTATGAGGGAAAGTCTGATCCAATCTTTGATTACAGAGACATTAGGCAAAAAGGTGCTAGATTAGTAACCTCTGGTGGCAAAGCTCCCGGACCAGATCCATTACGAATTTGTATTGAACAAATTAGAGCAATTATGAATGCTGC